GCGGGGGGGTACAGAAAAGTCGTCTACCGTGTAATTAGTCGAAGCCCACGTTTGGTAGGCTCCGTTTGCGTCAAGATAGCCCACCGTTGTCACAGAAATAACAGGCGAAACCGATAGCTCAAAAGTGCCGTAATTTGGCAAGCAATCCCATACCTGTGCGACCGTTTGCTCCATAAGCGCCTGCCCAGTTCCACTTTCGGCCCATACACGCGCTGTTTTAATCAATGCCCTGATAAGATCATCGTCATCCGTTACGTCAGGATGCACCTTTAACCACACTTTAGCATCAGCTAAAGAGACAGGTTCAATCGTTGGTTGTACGGTGACTTTGTGCATTACCTTTTCTCTTTTTTCTTCTTATCAAGGGCATTTTCTCGCTTTATGGCGGGCGGATTCGTCAAAACTTCGTCAGCAAGTCCGCTGCTTATCAGGGCGCGTCCTTCTTCATATGAAACCGACGAAACCCGCCCGCCAATGCGATATTTAATGAGCATTACGCTTGCAGCAAGTACTTGATAGCGTTTGCGTTTACCAAGTTACCGTCGATCCGCTGGAAAGCACGGAAACCCACAGATCGTTCAGCCCAGTACAACATATCGTTGCGGCTCATTTGGATACCACCAATCCGGCGCACTTTGTATTTCGAGAAGTCGCCGAAATACAGTGATTTGGTAGCGGTAACAGGCAGACGGGTAGTTCCATTCGCGGCAGCAAGATCGTTGTTGACGTAGATCGGGTATCCGAACAAACGCACAGGCTCCTGGCCTACGACATTACCGTTAGGCGTGAAAATAGGAATGGTGTTGGTGTTCCCGATCTCCAGCGTCCGAATATAGCCCAGGATAGTGTCACTCATCATCCATGCACCGTTATCACGAAACGCCCGGTCTACTGAATACACAACCCGCATAAGCTCCTGCTGTGTGATTGCCGTAGCGCCTGCGGTTGTTAGTGCGCTGTTCGTGACAGTGGTAGTCAAACCATAAGGCTGGTTTGTACCAGTACCAGTTGTCAGCGCTGTGTTGATGTAAGTGCCAAGTCGGCGCGGGATGATGTCGGACATAATTGCCTGTACCAAGCCTACCCGGTTGTCATTCATCAATTCCTCAGAGATTTTGATGATTTTGGAGTCAACCGTGTAGTCCCCGAACAGGACATTACCAAATGTCAAATCAAGTACAGTCGACGCCGTGCCCTGCCCTGGAATGTTACCAGTAGAAGATGTATCGTCAAGCGATGGGTACTTCAGTGTTCCGCCAACGGTATCCGGCATGTCGCCAAAGGCGGCCCATCCACCCCAATACTTCATCATCAATTCCAGTGTGTTCGAGAACTGCTGTGGGACGGTGTACCCTCCAAGTGAATCGGTAGACGAAATAAGGATCGAAGTACCCCGCGTTTCAAGCATACGGCTTTCATCGGCGGTCAAGTTCCGGCGTTCAGGGTGTTGGGTTGCCCACCGCCAAAACGAATCCTCGTATGTGAGCGAGGTATTTTCGGCTGTTCCTGGATTGCTTGCGCGGGCTGAAATTTCGCGTTCGGCTTCCATCTTGCGCTGCTCTTCCTCGATAGAGAGGTCGCGCATGATAGCGTTTAGCTGGTTGTAACGAGCGTTGTTTTTGTCGAGGCTTGTCTGTACAAGCGGATCAGTAAACGTTCCGTCTGTGTTTCTGACCGCCCGAATGTCTTTGAGTGCGGCTTCGACCTGCGAAAGTTCCTGTAAGGCTTCTAAGCGTGTCATAGTGTTTATGTTGTTTGTTTATCAGTAGATCACACAGAAAATTTCGTCTTCCGTGTATATTTTTGTTGCTGTTTCGTTGTGTTGATCTTCGCTTCTGTTCTCTCCACTATTCAGCGCCTTAACAGCGTCCGCATGGCCGTCAATCAAAGCGACAAGCGCCGATTTAGCCGCTTCGCACTGTGTTATAAGCTGGTTGAAAATAGACGCCTCAGCGGGCATGTTTTCGGCGAACATCTTATAGTTTCCTATGTAGTTGTTGAGCGAATAAATCATGTCGTTTGAGCGGTAAAGCGCCCATGCGGCAGCATCTACCATGTACGATAGCTGGTATGATTCGGCTGGCGTGTTGCCCGTCGGGTCATCCATTAGCGGCCCGCCTCCTTCGCTGTCATCGCGCAAAACCTTCTCAAGCTGCTGCATAGACCTTGCAGCGATAGTAGTGTCTGGGTAGGCGGGTTCGGATACTGGCCCCATCTCATAAACACCATTAAAAGAGATTACCTCCCGGAATGCTTTGCCGCTTCTAACAGACCATTTCTCCCCATCGGCTTTGATGTCGAACTGAAAAGATGATCCTGGCGTGTCGCCACGGCGAACAGATACCAAAACATCCTCGCCTGTTGGGGAATCTGGCAAATCAACCTCGTACCATACGCCTGTGCTGTCTGTGCCTGTACGCATGGTTCCCGAAGCGGTATTGCCTAAAAGGCGCTCACTGCGATGGTTGTGCATAGAAAGGACTTTTGAAAAGTCTACCCCTTCCACCGCTTCGGGCCTGATAACCTCCCGGAAAACGCGCCCATGTGAACGTAGATCAACGCTTTCCTTGTTGAACACAATACCATAGCCTCGGATAGTGCGAGTTCCCTCATTCACTACCTTGGCCCTTGTTTCATCCGAAACAATAAAGCGTGTTTCGAGATTAGTTTGCTGCCTGCGGAGTTCCATCGTTGGTATCATTATTCGCCGCGTCTGCTGGCGTGTTTAAATCAATTGTGCCATCTTCGTTGACGGGTGTTACCCCCGCTTGCGCGTATGGCGTATGGCCCCAAGAAACCTCATTCAGATTATTCATTTCCCGAACGTCGTTAATTGTAAGCACCATGTTTTTCAGCATCTTATCTTCGTATTCGCCGCGTGACTTCATATCACCGCGCATAAGCCCGGATAAGTCATATCGGTGAAATACAGAGCCGCTTGTCTTTTCGGATTGGGTAAGCAGTTTAACGTCGTGTTCCTGTTCACACTGCTCTGCAAGCGGTGTAAGACAGTATTTTACGAAACCGTTATCCATCATTTCAATATTATTGAAAGTGGAACGGTCTAACACGTTAATCATGTGAGCTGGAACGCCAAAAATCCTGCAGCTTTCGTATGCCTGGAAGGTGCGGCTTTCATTAAGCATTGCCTCTTGTGGATTCGTGCCGATCTTGCTGTACTTGCTCCCCGCATCAAGCACCATAGTGCCGCCTACGTTGCTAAGTCCTGCGTGTTTGGCGTTTATCTTGCTTTCCATCATTTCCCGCTGCGAAGGCGTTAATGCGCCAGGGTATTCTACCACGCCACCGACGGCGGCGTTATTATTGAAGAAGTTATGCCCGTAGCGCGTTGCTTGAATAGACATAGCAAGCGAATCCGAAAATGTATTTGCAATATCAAGCCCCTGCCAGCCGTCGATTGTCATGCCGCGCAAGTGCAAAACCTCGTACTGCATTAGAACCTCATAGCGAAGTTTCCCGCCTGGATCGGTGCGCGTAACGCAGTAGAAAGGCTCCCCCGTTTCTTGATTTTGGTAAACCGTTACGTTTTCAGGCACAAGCCGCTCTAATTTGTAGGCACGTCCGTTCCCTTTAAAGCTAATCTTTGCGTAGGCATTGCCAAAGCAAGTATCGGCGAACATATCACGCCGGAAATTAAAGGCCGTCGTATATGGTGACGGCTCAATAGTCTCCATCGCCCAAAGCGGGTGGCCAATAGCTTTTTCAGCCCCGGTATCAGTACGCTGATAGGGGGCGAAAGGCAAAGAGGCAAGTGTTTTGGAAACTACATCGACTGCCGCGAATACAGCAGGAACGGAAAGGGCTTTTTGACGGGTAATAACGCCGGAGCCTGAAAATAGAGAATCGTAATTTGTTCCCCATCCAGACGGCCCGGCGACTATTTGACCTTGCAGACTTCTGACAGCATTTTCGAGCGCAACTACGCGCTTTGATCTTATGTCAATATTGAAGCCGAAAAGTTGCATAGTACCGTAGTCGGTACAAAGAACAACCAATAACGCGCCGAAACAGGGAAACAATGTTTACAAAGTAAAGTGTGGGCGCGGGTTTTCGCCGTTCAAAAAGCGCTTCCTCACAATTCGGAAAGATTGCACACAGGAAAAGCGTTTGAAACCGAGCGGAAGTTCACTTTCTACCTGTTCCCATGCGGCCTCAGAACTCATTGTCTGTGCTAGTTCTCTGTGCCGGGAAAAGTATCCATCGTTGGTCAAAAGCGCAGCCGTTTGGTTACGCTCGAAATCTGTGTCTATCATAGGTTAGGAGTTTAAATCGAAATTGCATCGCCCAAAAGCCTATCAATACTCTCCGCCCTTTGCCTGGCCGTCTTTTCAAGGTTGAAATCTTGTATGATTCGTTCGCGTGATTCTGCCCAAATTACCCGCGCCTCTTCGTATGTCGGAAATTCAGAAACGGCGTTTTCCCATGCCAATTTACCCGCGTAATTAGTCAGGCATACCCCGCCCGACATTGTGGCCTCTATCCATGCGATGTTTGACTTTGAATCGTTGAAAGCATTGTCAACCAATGGCTTCCATACGCCGTTAATCTTTGCGCTTTTCAACTTCTCAAAGTACGTCTGTACGTCTGATTCGTATTCTAACAGCGTAATATTAGCAGGGTGCGCAATAGGAGGAAGCACCCCCCAAAATACCCACTGCTTCGCCTTGCCTTTTATTTCTTCGTATTTCTCGGCCCCGGCAATAAGGACATCAAGTATTTGAAGCCCGCCACCGCGCCACATCCAAAGTCCTTTGTCGGGGGATGGTTCTTTTGGCAAGTCTTCGGCGTAGATTGCGTTGGGTATCACTTCACCCTTTCCTATACAGTCACATTCGTACAAAAGCTGCTCAGTGCTTACCCAAAAATAGTCTACCAACGTGAAAATTTCCCGAACGATGGAAACCCGGTTATTGTGGTGGGCGTACTGGAAATGGTTAATTGGCAGGTTGGTAATTGCGTCGTCAATGTCTAGGATTATCTTCCCCCTGCCTAACGCTTTAATGCGTTGTGCAAGACTTAGCGTTTCCTCATCCTTTGGTCGGCACAGAATGAAAATGTCCGTAAAAAACAGGTCATCAGCATTAATAGACTTGTTGCGTACCATTTTGACATTGAATCTTCCCGGATACTGCCGCTGCATTTCAGCAATCGGGCGAAATAGTCTCCACCAGGAAACGGCGGTAACGATTGGTTCTTCTACGATGAGAATGTTTATCATGCGTTCTTTTTTAAAACAATTGTGAACCCGTTACCCACTTTTTGATCCGGGTCTTCCACCGCTACCGTCTCCCAACCGTAGCCCCATTCCTGCATAAAAATCCACATGCACATATTTGCAAATGATTGGCACGTCCACCGGGAGTGGTGTTCGTCGGAACTTAGCTTTTCGCCTGTTTCTAAAAAGCGGGCTATGTGTTCATCGAGGGTGGTTAAATCTTTGCCCCTGTCACTCTCAAGCGCGTCACGCTGCGGGCAAATAATGAAAATATACTTTGTGGCAATTCGCATCCATTCCTTTATCGCGCTGATTGGATCAAAGAAATGCTCGATCACGTGACTGCTGATTACAAAGTCAAAGGACTTGTCATCAACCGGGATACAATCGCCAGGCGCTACAATATCCACAGGCATAATAGCCCCGCAAAGCCTTTTCTGTTCGCTGGCATACGGTTGGAAGTCGGGGTGATCGTGGTGTACCCGGTCAACGTTTAGCGTGTCAAGGCCAAAGGCATTATGAGCCGCGCCGCCAATTTCTAAGCCTTTAAGGCCATCAAGTAGTTGGTGCGCAAGGGCTGATTCCGGGAAAAATTTAGAGTGTTGTATGGGCATGTTACCATTTTAAAAGTTCACTATCTTCTTCGAGTAGGTAGGATGACACGGGCGGCGGCGCGGTAAGCCACCCAAAAACCGCCATCCAAAACGCGCTAACCCCGTCAATTTTACCCGCTGACTTGGCTTTGTTTAGCTTAATGTTGTCGTTTGCGTCAAAATCTAAAACAACATTTCTAAACATCCACTCCAGCGCCGGGTTTTCTTGAATGTCTATTTCTCCGGCAATGATTGTCTTTTCAATCCATTTCAACGGCTCCGAAGAATTACCGTAGGTTTGGCGGCAAAGGATTAATTCAAACCCGTCTCCTGTCAATTCAGTGGCAAGCTGATACCCGTTCCAAGGGTCGTAGGACACTGATCCAATCCGGTGCGTTTCAGCCTTTTCGTTTATCCACTTTCTAATAAAGCCGTAATCAGCCACATTACCAGGCGTTTTTATAATAAACCCGTTCTCAACCCATTCCCGGTAGCTTGTTTCGTCTTTTCGCTTTTCAATAGTATCCTCTGGAAGCCAAAACGTAGTAAACAGCGCCGCCTTTTGGCCATTGTGAGGCGGGAAAAAGATAGCGTCTGCTGTAATGTCGGAGGTGGCCGCAAGGTCATTTGCAAGGTAGCAAGGCCGCCCTGCATAATCTTCCAGAACTAAAGGCTTCATTACCGCCTTAATATCTTCTTCTGGTATCCAGATTTTCGGGGTGTCAAGCCAAACGTTGAAGTTCTTCGTAAGAACCTGCACCCGCGTTGTCGTTCCCTTGTTGATCGCATCTTGCACTTGATCGCTCAGGTACTTTTCGTTTGGGGTGCTGCCAAGATTCGGGTTTGCCTTTCTCCACACTTTCGAGTCTTGCCAATCGTCGCCCTCATCGAGTGTAAATATCAAGGCAAAAAGATTGTCCTGTGTTCTTTCCCCTTTCAGCACAGCCACAGAGTTAGACCGCTCAATTTTGTAGCATGGGGAATCCTTGTCGAATCCAGCCGTGGTGATAATCAGCAGCAAAGGACACTCTCTGCTACCCATTCCCGTCTGCATTACGCCCTTAATCATGTCATTCTTGTGGGCGTGGTATTCGTCAATTGTTGCGTAGTACGGGTTTAGTCCATCGAGTGTGCCGTGGTCTGCGCTGACTTTCTGAATGAAAGAATCTGTATTTTTGAAAATGACGCTGTGCGCCATCACATCAATAATCTTCTTTAGTGCTGGGCTATCCTGGCATAGGTATCGCGCCATCTTTTTAGCGGCCTTGAATACAATGGCTGCCTGGTCGCCAGTGGTTGCCGCCGTATATACTTGCGCCCCTTCTTCGCCCTCAAACCCGGCCCCATACAATTGCATTCCGGCAGCAAATTGAGACTTCCCCCCCTTCCTGGCCATTTCAATATACGCCTGTGTGAACCGTCGGTATCCTGTTTCTTTCACACGCCAGCCGTAAAGCATTGCAAGTGCAAAAGCCTGGTTGTCTTGAAGGTTAAACGGTTGCCCGCCCAACTTACCCTCTGTATGCTTCAGCAGCCGGAAAAATGAAAGAATCTTTTGCGCCTGGTGTTCGGAAAACTCAAACGAGCAATCAGAAGATTTATACTTTTCAAGGTCTGAAACATGCCTTTTGACCGCAAGTTTTACAAACTCGCAGGTTACTTCCTTTCCAGAAAGTACGTTTTTTATGTAGCGTTGGGCCTGTTTCAATTGTTCAAAAACTTAGAAAATGGGTCTTCCGGCTTTTGCGGGTCTACTTTGATCCCCATGCGCGCTCGGCTATTCATTCCAAACTTGTCACCTATTTGGTTAATCATCCTAGCAGAATCCTGAGCAATCAAAACAGACGGATTCTTTTTGCCTTCACTATCCTTGCTTTTGTTAAGGATTATGTCCTTTGCAGCGTCCTGATGAATGAACCAATGAAGCACATACACCTCCAGCAAATCTAGGTCTGCCTCTGCCAATATGCCCATTTTGAAAACCTTTTTGCATGTACTTTCCCACTTATCCCGGTGACGTTTGTCGAAGTATTCAGGTGCTTTTGGGATACTATCAAGCACCTCTACTTTATTGTCAACCCGCTCTTTGTGGCGAGAAGGGCGGTAATTTCCCTTCTCTTTATGCTCCTGAGTTGACTTTATGTTCTGCCCTCCTGTCCTCATAGTTTAAAAGTTTTTGCGCTGTACGTATGTCTGCTGTGGG